GTCCCTCCGAAGTGTCTATAAAATCCAAAGTTGAATCTTTCTCACTTTCGGCTTTTATATAGTTTGATAATTCTGTGAATAGAGCCATAGAAATTTACTACCATTCTTCTATGAATAGTTTCTGCGGATTAGTGAATTCTAACATAAGTGCTAATGAATAGAAAAGGCAATATCCGTCAGCTGGATTATCTATCTAGTAGAAGCCTTTACTCTTTATATAATATTTTTTGTGTATAAAATATTTTGTATATTCTGAGTCTCCGCTGCCTTTTATCTTATTGATGTTATTCTATATACGTGATAACATGTTATTCACAGACTTGAAATGCTATTTAGTCTTATCGGTAACTTTTGCTGTATCAGCTAAACTAGGAAACGATTCCTTGTCATCTACTTTAGCATCTGGAGGTTATACCGCTGCATCTTTATTTTCTGAACCTTTCTTGGTCTTAATATTGTCTTACTTAGCACCAACTTTGTCGGTTTGAGTAGCAATAACCAACTTTTTATTGATGTATCCAACACTATTGAATTCATCAATTTTAAGTAATTGCCTATAGTCTTCAGAATCTATGGGACCAACATTTACTCTATCTGAAAATGCTAAGATTATGGTATTATTACATTAAAACACTTTATTCGTCCATAAGTCAATGTAAGTTTTATTTTATACTCTGAAAGGTGCATCTTATTTATCAAATTCAGAGTAATGTCCGCAGTGTACAGCCACTATTGAACCTTTGAGAACCATATTCTAGACGTATGGATATGTCTCATTAATAATATTTCCATTAAATGGTGGATTATATGAGTACAAGCCTACAGGTAATTATTTTGAAACTAATTCATCAAATTTACCTCGAGATCCATATATTCTATCTCCTTTAAACAATGAGTAATACCGAGCTACGCCGTCAAAAGGACTGCCAAATAGATTGACATGATCTAGAAATGCTTAAGATATGCTATTATTTCCGGTTATACCTAACAGATAATAATTGAATATAGTTTGGTTACATATGACTTAGTCAGAATTTATCTTCAATAATCTATCTCTTAAATGTAATGGTACTTAAAACCTAAAGAAATCGCGTCCTACTTACCTACTCTCTTCTTCAACAGATGTTTCATAGGAAAATGGGATAAGTTATGGAGCTTATCTTACATATCTGTATATCTTCTCGTAATGTTTTTATTTTATATCTTCGTTATTTAATAACAAAGGATCCTCAAATATTGTATCTTTCACTTAAACTGTGTATGAATATTTGAGATATGAAATGATGAGACCACTTGCCTCTCGATATTATCGTTAGGGCGTCTTGTCCGGCCAAAGCTAACAAAGCGCCTTACGGAAACAGCACATTTAGTGCGCATAACTACTGAGAGTTCTATCAGTGATCTTGATTGTATAAAGTTTTTCT